TAACCGCGTTCTTGCATCCAAACTGAGAATGCCCATTCCCAATCTAGTAGAACACCGTCTGCGTCTGTGAGTATAAGTTTGTTTTTCATAATCATATTGTATACGCATTTAATAATTTTGTCAACCTATGCTGTACCGCCATAAATAATGAGCAAATTAGGAGAAACCGAAATGGAATCAACACACCTACAGACAGTTAGAAAATTGAAAGCCTATCAAATACAAAAAGATTGGGCTACCAATGATAGATGGAATGGGGTTAAAAGACCTTTTACAGCAGATGATGTGGTGAATCTACAAGGTTCACAAGTTTATCCAGATCAATTCGCTGTCAACCAAGCCAATAAATTATGGAATTTATTGAACACAGAATCTTACGTAAACACCCTGGGCGCATTGACAGGTATGCAGGCCCTACAGCAGGTCAAAGCAGGACTCAAAGCCATATACCTTTCCGGATGGCAGGTAGCAGGTGATGCTAATCTAGCAGGTGAAATGTATCCCGATCAATCACTGTATCCCGCTGATTCAGTGCCTGCAGTAGTAAATAAAATCAATAATACATTCCGCAGAGCAGATCAGATACAGTGGATGGAAGGAGTAGGAGATAGAGATTTCTTCGCTCCTATTGTTGCTGATGCTGAAGCTGGATTTGGTGGAGTGTTAAATGCTTTTGAACTAATGAAGGCCATGATCCGTGCGGGCGCCGCAGGAGTTCATTTTGAAGATCAATTAGCGTCCGCAAAGAAATGTGGACATATGGGAGGAAAAGTTCTTGTACCAACCAGAGAAGCAGTCAATAAACTTGTTGCCGCTCGTCTCGCTGCTGATGTTATGGGAGTTCCTACTCTTGTTATTGCTAGAACGGATGCCGAAGCCGGTGATCTTATTACTTCAGATGTTGATAGCAATGACGTTCCTTTTCTTACTGGTGAAAGAACTGTGGAGGGTTTCTATCGAACCCGAGCAGGATTCGATCAAGCAGTTAGCAGAGCCCTTGCCTACGCACCCTACGCAGATCTCGTATGGTGTGAAACAGGGAAACCCGACCTTGATTTCGCAAGAAGATTCGCAGAAGCAATCCATAAAGAGTTTCCGGGCAAAATGCTAGCCTATAACTGTTCGCCTTCCTTTAATTGGAAGAAGAATCTAGACGATGCTACTATTGCCAAGTTCCAGCGCGAACTAGGTGCAATGGGCTACAAATTCCAATTCATTACCTTAGCAGGATTCCATAATCTCAACAATGGTATGTTTGAATTGGCGCATGGTTATGCTCGTGAAGGTATGACAGCATTCGTTGAGTTACAAGAGCGTGAATTCTCTAATGCTGCTCGAGGATTTGAAGCAGTCAAACATCAACGTGAAGTTGGTACAGGCTACTTCGACCGGGTTACTACTACTATTGAAGCAGACTCATCTACGCAGGCCTTAAAAGGCAGCACAGAGGAAGAACAATTTCATTAAAATGATAGTTTATATTCACGGAGCGAGTGCGACAGCAGAAAGTTTTACGCACATTAGGCATTATGTCAGAGATGAGTTTGAAGAACCTGACATAATGCTTGAATATAAAAGTGACGACGGATTCACACATAATTTATCTGAGATGAAAGGTAAATTAGATGGTGCTGAACGGTTATTCTTTATCAGTCATAGTCTCGGTGGGATATATGCTTTACACCTAGCTGATCATTATAAAGATACTACATGCGGTGGTGTTAGTTTAAGTACTCCGTATGGCGGAAGCAAGGAAGCAGATTTCGCCCGATATTTCCTTCCATTTAATCGTTTAATGAAAGACATCGGAACAGCTAGTCATCCGATGATCAGGGCTAGAGAATTGCCAGCTCCGCCAAATTGGACTCAGATTATTTCCACTGTTGGTCAAAGTCCTTGGATACATGATGATAACGACGGAGTGGTAACATTGGAAAGTATGCGCTATCGAAAAGACTTTGAAAAGATCGAAGTGCCGCTGAATCATTATGAAATCGTCATCAGTGATAAAGTAGTTGACATAATTTTAGATAGAATAAAGCATTCATTATAGAGGATTTTAAATTGTTAGAAACTATTTGTGATATTTTAGTAGAAGCATATAAACGTAACTGGATTACCAGTAGAGATGGTAATATTTCAATACGACATCATGACCGCGATCACTTTTATGTTACTCCCAGCGGAGTACGTAAGCAGACTCTACAGCCCGATCAGTTCAAGAAGATCAAGATTAGCAGAACGATCAACAGCGGAGCAGGTACTGCTAAAATGCTCTACGGCTGGGAAGAAATGCCTTACAGCGATATTTCAATTGGTCTAAAACCTACAGGAGAAATGCCCCTACATTTTGGACTACAAAGAGAGATACATGAAGACGAAGTTCGGGTAGTTACACATATACATCCAACTTATATTATTGCAGCGATGCATGCCGGTATAGAGTTGAGCGAACTGACAAATCATTTTCCAGAATTGAGTCGTTATACAAGAGTAGCGCCTAATGTAGGCGATGTCCCACCTATAAGCCAAGAATTAGGAGACAAATGTCATGAAAACTTGGGTTTAAATTATCAAACTGGTAAGATTATATATGATATAGTGGGAATAAAAGGTCACGGGGTCGTGGCTATAGATTCTACGCCCTGGCGTAGTTTCGAACACATAGAACGGTTAGAACACATCTGCAAGATAGTTCTAGCATCAGGAAATTACTAATCAATGATAGAATTTATATATACCTTAGTGATGGTACAAATCACTATAGCATGTGTCACACTTTACTTACACAGATCTCAAGCACACCGAGCAGTACAATTCCATCCTGTGGTAGCACACTTCATGAGATTCTGGCTGTGGCTGACTACAGGTATGGTCACTAAAGAATGGGTAGCCATACATCGAAAACATCATCAGGCTTCGGATACTGAGAAGGATCCGCACTCGCCACAGATCTACGGAATATGGCGTGTGCTGTTTGGTGGTGCATTTCTATATGCCAAAGCAGCTAAAAATAAAATACTGACCCAAGAACTAGGACAAGGTACTCCCGATGATTGGATCGAAGAAAGATTATACACCCCGCACAGTCGCCTAGGGATTCTCATAATGTTGATCATAGATCTTATTCTTTTTGGCCCTGTGGGATTCGTGGTCTGGGGTGTCCAGATGATATGGATTCCCTTTTGGGCTGCGGGTGTGATCAACGGACTCAGTCATTGGTGGGGATATCGCAATACTGATACCAAGGATACCAGCAGAAATCTATGGCCGTGGGCCGTCTGGATTGGCGGCGAAGAGCTGCACAACAATCATCACGCTGACGGTGCCTCAGCTAAATTTAAACAGCGTTGGTATGAGTTTGATATTGGATGGTTTTATATCAAAGTTTTAGAGTTTTTGCATCTTGCCAAAATAAGGAAATCCACCTAGTTTTCACATATAATAGTCGGACAATAAAAAACCCCCTTTCGGGGGTTTTATTTTCTCATATATAATGCTCTATGAGCCTAATATTATTTCTTCACGCTGGTCTGATTTACAAAACTGTACATCTTTTCAGCGGTCTCTAGTACTTTATCTAATCCTGGGAATTCAGGCATATCTAACTTGGTAATGATCTGACCAGTCTTTTCGTCACGCTTAGTTGACATTTCCCAACCTTGGAATTTATAACTAAATTCTTGTCCAACTAGATCTTTAGCCATTTCCAAGATCTCTGTACGGATCTCATAACCGTTTTTATTAAATTTAACTTCTGGAACTTTCATTTCTGGTAAGTTTAATCCATTATTTGACATAATTTTCTCCTTGTGTGTGTATGTCTATACTGCTGTTATTTCGCGGGTGCGAAATTTTTTACAAAAAGCTGGCTCATCAGTAATACATTATTAGCAGAAGTTTTTAAAAAAGCTGTCTGCGCATCAATGACTTCAATGATACCTGCTTTGATTTTTTCATCAACTACGAATTTGTTGACGATCTGTTTTTTTGCGTTTTGAATGCCGTCGATAAAATATTCTGGTGTAAACATCTACTTCTCCTTTGTGTGTGTTTGTGTATTATATATCTTTTGTCAAAAATAATCAACGATTTTGTGATTTTTTTGCCGGCGAATTTAACCATTCCCATTCTTCGTCAGTGACTGGCCACCATTGTGTATCTGTCATTTAAAATCTCCTGTCCTGTTCTATGAGTTCTATGAATTTCTGGCAATCTTCCCAATCTTCGAAATTCCTGATCAATTTGTATCTATAGGGCGTGATAGATTTAACCCAAATATCATCTTCACTGAATTGAGCTACTTCTGTGATATACCCCCATTGATTACGCCAGGGTCCCCATTGTTGATAAGATACTTCTTTAAAATTCATCGTCGAATCATCAGTGCTCGAGCTTCTGCATACATTCCGCGACGCGATAGTTCAGCTGCTGCTCTAGCACGACACATTGAATCGGCTAGATCCATTAAATAGTTCCATATTTTTTTCATAATTTTATTTTTCCTTGTAAGAAATACCTTCTCTCGAATTCCTCAGTAAGGCGTTCGACTTCTGCTACAGATTGTGGTTTGTGGGAAGTAATATAGCGATCCAATTCGCTACAAAAGGCGCACTGGTTGAACCAGCGTTTGATATCGTGTATAATCTGTGTGACCATGACGTACTCTCTGTGTATCAGTATTTATACTGAGATGTTGCAAACGCACATAAAATAGACATTTTATATAGAATTAGAATCGAGTAAATACTAGACCAGGAAAGGGCCTATGAAACTACGTACTAGATCAATACTGCAAGAACTCAACGAAATAGCTGAAGTAAGAAACACTGATCAGCTGATAGAAAGCAGGGCTACTAATATAATCAATTCTGCGATAAATCTGCTGGAAAGTATACACAAAAATTATGATGCAGAGCAGGCAGATGAACTTGAGCGTAGGTTGATCAACGCCATACGAGGACAAGATCCTAGTAAATTTACACGCGGTGTCCGCAAGATCGCAGAATCCCGAAAAGCCAAAAGAAAACTAGATGAAAGCAATGACTAAATTATTAGAAGGCGGCAATGTATTCAAAGGGCCCGATAAACAACCTTTGACACAACGTATCGCTACAGCAGATGTAGAAGAAACAGTCGCCTATATCGAAAAAATCACAGGCCTAGACTTTACCAAAGAAAAAGATCTAGACGATAAAAAACCAGTTAAATGGCTAGGAACCACTGGTCGTAAAGAAGATCCAGATGGTACGTTTGAAAAGAACAGTTCAGGCGATCTCGACCTCAGTGTAGATGCTAACGAAGTAGATAAAAAAACATTTGCAGATAAACTAATTTCCCAGTTCGGTAAAGAAAATGTCAAACTTAGCGGAGATAATGTACATTGGAAGGTACCTATCAAAGGAGATCCAACCAACGGATTTGTGCAAGCAGATTTTATGTTTTCAGCCAACCCTAAATTCCAACAGGGATCAATGATCGGCGGTCAGGGCGAGTTCCGCGGCGAACATCGTCATATCTTACTAAGCAGTATTGCCAGAGCTAGGGGAATGAAATATAGCCCTAAGCATGGACTGTTGAATCCGCAAACTGATGAGCTTCTACCTAACGGTAACGATTGGAATACTATTGCTAAAGAACTGTTAGGACAATCGTCTACAGTCAAAGACATACGATCAGTTGATAGTATTTTAAATTACATGAAAAAATTACCTAACTATGAAGAACTGATTGCCGGCGCTAGAGAAACATTAGGTAAACAAGGGATCGAACTACCTAAAAACGAAGCTTTAGAAAGCTATCAGCCAGGTAGTATAGGTTGGATGCGTCAAATAATAGACATAGTAAAATGAGATTCTGGGAAATACTGACTGAAGCCGAATCTCCTGCCCCTAAGAAGGTAGGCAGAGAATTCAACCACCTTGAGGATCTTGTGTTCACAGAACCCAAGGGAGCTCAGCATGCTATAGAAATACTCAAAGGTCTAGCTAGCCCTAAAACTAAGATTTCAATCAAGTGGGACGGAAATCCCACTGTCTACTGGGGTAGAGACGACGACGGCACATTCCGTATGGTAGGCAAGAACAACTGGGGACGTGAAGAAGGTAAATCATCTAGTCCAGAAGAACTTAAATCCTTTATCATGAGTCGCGGTAAGGGCGAAGCCTGGCGTGAAAAGTTTGCGTCGGACATGGCTAGTCTATGGCCAGTGTTTGAACGTGCTACTCCAAAAGATTTCAGAGGTTATGTCTATGGAGATATCTTGTTTCATCCAGGCAAGCCCTACGAAGGTGCGAACGGGTCTATGTCATTTACACCTAATCAAACCACATACTCTGTCAAAGGTAATTCAGAAGTAGGTCGTAGAATAGCTAAGAGTAAGATAGCAGTGGCCGCACACAAAGTATTCAGTTATTTTGGAGATAAAAGCGGTGAGGACTTTGACAGCCCAGACATTTTCAGCAGCAATCCTGAATTAGTAGTGTTTGGTCAAACCTATACCAGTCATAGACCGGCAGTGAATGCTGATAATCTCACAGCTATCACTAAAGTGGCCAACAGCAGTCAATCTAAGATAGATCAGTTTTTAGCGCCTATTCCGGGACTCAGTGACCTACAGGCTATAATCTACACTTACGTAAATCAACGTAGCCGAGAAAAGCAATTAGATAATATAGATTCTGACGATTTCTTTAATTGGTTGAAGACCAGCAAAGTTAGTCCGTCTAAGCAACAGAAGATTGTCAGCCACTCCCAGATATCTGCGATAGGAGATCTGTTCTTCCTAGTCAAAGAACTCATGAAGGCGAAGAATGAAGTGATCCAAGAACTTGACCAAGCTAAGGGCGACATTACAGCCACCACAGGCGGAAAACCAGGCGGTGAAGGTTACGTCAGCGGTAAAGATTCTGTTAAACTAGTGCCTAGAGACCGGTGGACTCCATTTAGAGCTGATTAAAGGCCAAACCGGCTGATTTTTCCTTACCAATATAAATACTATGCCGGTCCCGGAGCGGGACTGAGATATTAGAGATAAGGAGAAAATATCATGGCAGAAGTAACAAGAGTAAATCCCACAGCAGTAGCTCGTGGTACAATCCAGCGTTTAAATCATCAGACTGTTTACAAAGCAGTTCTAAACGGATCAGGTTTAGCAGTAGCAGCTACAGACGCAGCCGCAGCTAAAATTTCTGATGCATTAGGTTCTTTCTGTTCTATCATCCAGTTCAAGTCAACAGGTCTTGAAATTTTTATGGTAGCAGACAAGCACAGCACAACAATTGGATCAGTTGCTGCATTCATCGCTAAAGTATTGGACACAGGTACATTTACAGTATCAGGCGGTGTTGCTACACTATCTGACACAAATACTGTAACAGTAACTGAGCCAACAGACCTAGAAGGTATGTAAAAAGTTATTTCTCAGGGATGGGATGAGAAGGGCGGAATTTATTTCCGCTCTTTTTTTTATCTTTGTAAATAGTAGCATATTATGGAACGCTACAAGATTATCTCTCTAGTCGATATAACCAGAAATGGATCATCGAGATCAGAAACTGATCCAATCAAGATCGGACAGCAGTCTAATTTCAACGCACTGATACAGACCATAGGACTCAGGGCGAACATAGATTGGAGCCTTGACCCGCAGCAATTCGATGGAAGACTGCCAGATCCCCTAGACGGCGCAGCCACATACTGGATATGGGAGTTTGTCACCGAACGGGATCAAGTGTTTCAAAAAAATTCTGATCCTGTGGGTCTATTAGTTGACGACCTCGATGGTGTTCCTGTGGTTGACCGACTAAATAACACAGTGGATCTGACACCTGCGGTATTTCGATCCAAAATCGACAACACGAACATCTGGATCACTAAAATCAATTAGTGAAGATAAATAATATTATCAAGGCAAACCATTAGGCATTCAATCATACATTAGGCACATGGCTCGGAGCGAGCACTTGACTTATAACATTGGAGATGAGCCAAATGGCTACAGTAGCAGAACGTATTGGAATAGTAGAAACGCAGGTAATAAATCTTGATGAGAAGCTGGACGAACTCAAGATTGATGTCAAGGACATGCACGATTGTCTAGATAAGACCCGTGATGGCCTAACAATCAAACTAGATCAGATGTATTCAGCCTCATGTACACAGCATGCAGAGTTAGCTACTAAGATCAGTGAATTAGAAAAAAGCAAAAACAAAATCACAATGTATGGTATGATAGGTATGGCATTCATAGCCGGCCTAGGTTGGACTGGACAGTTAAATATACCAACTATACTCAAGTTTTTTGGAGTATAAAATAACCCTACTTAAATAAAGGACCATAGGTCCTTTTTTTATGACAGATATTTCCCGACGGATAGCTCAAGTAGTAGATTCGTCACAGAGAAAACTAGCCCAAAACGGTATTATATTACCCGTAAAAACCCCAGAGGGGATTTTAGTAGGTGATGTGCTGATTGAAAATGTTGGAGTTTTAAAATATCTTTATAAAAATCAAGAACTGATCTATAAAGAAATACACTTAAATGTAGCGGCTATCAAGATGGCCAATATACTAGCGAGATCTCGCACCGACATAAAAGTCGACGAAATATACAGGGCAGATCAAGAATACGGAAAATGGTACACTGACAGCCAGCTACACAAGTTCAATCATGATTCATCTCGCAAAAAGAGAGACCACGATCGGGCTGATATGCTATGGTCTAGATATTGCGAGAGCAAAGACAGGGCATTACAGGCTAAAAAAATAGTGGAAAGTCTTTGCGCAGGTTGAATAAATACACTATCATTCTGGAACACACTTATGAAAACAACAGATATATTCCAAATCAATAGAAGCAGCCGCAGGCTCAATGAAAGCCTAGAAAAAACATTCGGTAAAAAGCTGAATCTAGAAAATTTCGATCTGCATCAATTACAAGATGCTAGAAACAAGCTGAGAACTCAGATCAGTCAGGTTCGATCTCAAAGTGGTTTTAATGAAACCATTGAAAACGATGCTCTGACACAGGCACAGTTCATGCTAGATGCTATCAATGCAGAAATTTTACAGAGAGAAGAATTCGCTGTTGAATCGGAAGACACAGAGTTCACAGAACCAGTAGAACAGTCACAAGGAGAAGAAATGACTAGAGTTACAGAAGGAGAGATCCAGCAAGCAAGTGCGATCGTCTCCGCAAAAACCATGGTAGATAGAGTCGGCCGTTGGATCGAAGAATTATCCGGTATGGAGAACGACACACTGCTTCAGCTAGGTGATCAAATCCGTGACGAGATGGGACAAGAACAGGCCAAGAGTTTTATTTCAGCAGTGGCTCCTGCGATCCAACAGGCTCTAGAAAATCTAAAACAGACCAGAGAAACATTAGCTACGGGTGTAAGAACACTAACAGGCGAAGAACAAGGTGCAGAGATGTTGGGTGCTGAACCCGAAGCTCCTGCGGGCGACGAAGGAGATCTAGGTGCTGCAGAACCTGATATGATGAACACTGGCGATGACCTCGGAGGCGATGAATTTGCCGCAGCAGAACCAGCAGCTGGTGGTGGCGAAGCAGCAGGTCGTGAACAGAGAGAAAGTATCAACTACGAAAGTAGATTATTAAAAGTTCTAGCAGGATGAAATTAGAAAGTTTCCTCTCTACAGAGGAATTTTTAAAAATAAGAGAACTAGCACCTATGCCGGCACCGGGTGCAGTTCCTGCTCCTGCAGCAGCCGCCGGCACTTCCGCTGCAGACCCAGCAGCCATGGCTAAGATGGCTGCGGCCCAGGCCAAGGATATGCAGGACAGAAAGAAAGCTCTACAAGATCAGATTTCACAGACTGAAAAGCAGTTAGCTGATCTTAGAAAACAGTTGGCGGAACTAAGATGAGATTTTTTGAATTCACCGGTGACGATACCGGAGACAGATTAGTTATGATTCTTAGAAACTATATCGGTCGCGCAGCCTCAAAAAAATCCTCAGCTAAGTTAAATTGGAGTGGATTAGATAAAATATTATCCACGAACGGGTTTGAGTTGGCCGCTGACTATGAAACATTTAAAGCTATCTATGACGGAAGTCCTACCATACAGGCGCTGGTGAAAAACTTCAATGCTGATGGAATTGAATTAAATGTACCCGGGGCGGAAGAGCCCGGTGACGCTACAGAACCTACACCAAATGGCGGCAAAGACAGCGAGGAAGCCATAGCCAAAATGGCAGCATCAGCAGCGCCAGCTCAAGTAGCCCAAAATCAAACTACTCCCCAGATTTGACAACAACAAAGTTTTAGTGTAATATATACGCTATGACTAATAATCTACAACTAACTCCTCCTCCGTTCGTTGAGAAGTTCCAATATAAACCCTGTCAACAGATCAATGATCCTGTGACTAAAAAACGAGTGTACCTAACACCGGATGGTGAGAGTCTTCCTAGCGTTACTACTATCCTCAGTGCCACTAAAGATATGACCGTACTCAATGAATGGAAGAAACGTGTTGGAGAAGAAAAAGCCAGACAGATAACCACAGAGGCTGCAGGAGTGGGTACAGCCATGCATAGTAATCTAGAAAGATTTGTTGCCGGTATGCAACGCCAACCGGGAAATAATCCTGTACACGTTCAAGCCAATAAAATGGCCGATGTGATCATTGATCGAGGACTACGAGATATCAACGAAATATGGGCAATGGAACAGAGCTTGTATTTTCCAGGGCTTTACTCAGGAACCACTGACTTGGTAGCTGTTTACAAAGACAATCCTTCAGTTTGCGATTATAAGCAGACTAATAAGCCCAAGAAAGAAGAATGGGTTGAAGATTATAAAATCCAATTGATTGCTTATATATTAGCACATAATGAAGTCTACGGCACAGACATTCGCGAAGGGCATGTGTTTATGTGTTCTAGAGCCTTTGAATACCAACAGTTTGACCTATGGCCTTCGGATTTTAACAAGTACCAGGACATGTGGCTCAATAAGGTAGAGGAATACTACGACAGCCTAAGATAAATACTCTATAAAGCATAGAGGACATCATAGTGGCTGTAATTCAAATTTCCAAAATCCAGGTAAGACGAGGACAAAAACTTTCAGGTATTGGCGTTCCACAGCTAAGTTCAGCTGAATTTGCATGGGCAGTCGACTCGCAGGAATTATTCATCGGTAATGGTTCTGTAGCAGAAGGTGCTCCCTATGTTGGCAATACAAAAATTCTAACAGAACACGACAATATTTTAGAATTAGCCTCTAGCTATACCTTCGACGGGGAAGATCCGACTATTAGTCTCAGTGTACCTCGTAGTTTACAAAGCAAATTAGACGAGTATGTATCAGTGATAGATTTCGGAGCCATCGGTGACGGTAGCTCAGATAACATAGAGTTTTTTCAAAATGCTGTTGATCAGTTATTTAAAAATCAAGATACTAGTTTTAAAAAGACTTTAATGATTCCGAACGGAACATATCTATTGTCTTCAGGAGATTTAAAAATCCCTAGCACAGCGTTGATACGAGGCGAGACACAAAATGGTGCGATCATCGATATTGGTGCTAATAATATAGTATTTGTAACCGAAGACGGTGAGGAAGTTGGGGCCTTTACAGGGACAAACAGACCGGTAGATATTAAAATCGGAAATCTCACTATCAGAAGAACCACAGGTCAGACAGTGATTACCGGCGTCGCTGATTCAAATTTCGAAGGTGTAAGATTTCTCGGGGGATATGAATTAGGTGACACAGTTTCAGACATAACTATTGAGCCCTCTTCAGTATTTTGGGAAAATGGCCTAGCAGACATCAAAGTCACTAATGTAACTTTTAAAGATTGTATCTTTGAATCTGTTTCTTTAGGTGTACGGTCTGATCAGGTAGTGGTCGATTCTAGTGCGTTACCTACCTATGATACATTTATAAATTTTGATAGTTGTAGATTCTTTGTCAACCATACTGGTATACTGATAAACGGAGTCAACAATCAAGGCAATAAATGGAAGATCATCAACAGCGATTTTGAAGAAATCGCCCAAAGAGCCTTTAGAGCTGACTACGGTGTCGGCACATTGATTTCTAAATCTAGATTTATCAACTGCGGAAACAACACAAACTCTGCTAACAATCCAGTCACAGAAATCATCAGCTTCGGTCAGAACAAAGGCAACACTGTAACAGATTGTATCAGCGATCGACATCAGATCGCGGGATTCACTGCGGTAAACACCAAAGCAGGCATCGGTGAAGTAGAAAATGCTGGTCGGGTCAGTTTTTTAGATTTAAACTACTCCGACATTTACACATCAAATAGTTTTAGACCTCTTAGCGTATTTTCTGCTTTGAGCAGATATATTATAGTGGACTATACTCTATCATTAGGTGTGCATACTCGTAAAGGTCAATTAGAAATAACTATAGATGAGGACTTTGAACACGCTTCAATATCTGACAACTATAGTTATTCACCCGAACTTATAACATCATCTGGAGGTCAACGCATGACAAATTTTGAATTTAATGTATCTCTTCGCGACAACGACGGAGAAAGTGGAATAGATACTCTAGTGCTGACCTATCAAAACCCTCTAGCTACTGGAACCACGGGCACGATTCAATATCTAGTGTCTTACGGTGTTTGATCTCCACGGCACAGAGAGATTAGCAGCTTGGCGACAGTTTAGAGATAGTTTAAAAGACAGTAGTAGTCCTCTCGAATCTGTAGCTGAGTTTTGGAGCTATGCTCCTTTTGTAAATCTCTATCTCAATCCAACCGATCCAAAATCTTGGCCTGACCCATGGCATCTAGTATTGGATTTGAAATTAGACGATCTTGCTATCTGTCTAGGAATGCTGTATACTCTTAAATTAAATGTTCGGTTTATGGACTATGAATGCGAGATACATATGTCTATGCGCTCTCAAGATCGTGATCCTAAATTCTTTTTAGTAGTAGATAACTCAGTGTTAAATTACGAACCAAAGAGAGTGCATCCTGTTTCAGTACTCAAAGATCACTTGACCAACATAATTTGGCAGGGCAGGCAGTTACCATAAATACCTGATAGAAGAGAAAGCAATGACGATAACAGTAATAAAAAGAAACGGAGACAGAGAACCACTACACATTGACAAGTGGCAGGCGCAGGTAGCAAAAGTCTGTGCTGGAATAGCAGATGTCAGTCAGTCAATGATAGAAATCAAAGCTCAACCACATTTCTACGACGGCATCACTACTAGAGAAGTAGATGGAATAACTCTAAGAGCCATCGTTGATCTTATTGATGTTGAATCCAATCCCGATATAGGTCATACCAACTATCAGTTTGTTGCCGGTAAACAACGTGTTAGTATGTTGCGAAAGGATGTTTATGGTAGTTATGAACCTCCTCATCTTTATGAAATTGTTAAAAAGAATGTAGAAGTTGGTCTATATACTCCTGAACTTCTTGAATGGTACACCGAAGATGATTGGAATCGAATGAATGACATGTTAGATCATGAGAAAGACGAAACCTATTCATATGCGGCAATCGAACAACTGATTGAAAAATATCTAGTAAAGAATCGTGCTACAAAGGAAATATATGAAACACCACAAATTCGTTATATGGTTGCTGCCGCGACTGTATTTCATAAAGAAGAACCTGGATCGGCCCGTATGCGTTACATCAAAGAGTACTACAACTGTGCGTCAGATGGCCTATTTACTCTTGCTACACCTGTGTTGGCTGGCCTTGGCACTCCAACTAAACAGTTTTCTAGTTGTGTGCTTATCCGCAGTGACGACGATCTGGATAGTATATTTGCTAGTGGGGAGATGATGGCCAAGTATGCGGCCAAGCGGGCCGGCATTGGCCTGGAGATTGGTCGCTTGCGTCCTTTGGGTGCTCCCATTCGCGGTGGTGAAGTCATGCACACTGGCATGATTCCATTCTTGAAAAAGTGGTTTGGCGATTTGCGTAGTTGTTCACAAGGAGGTATTCGTAATGCAAGTGCTACTGTATTCTATCCTATT